CGGGCTGCTTGGATCTGTTGTCGTTGACGGTAAATCACGGAGCTGTTGACGGTATGTCGCCCACTCGGACTTCTTGGTATCTGATAACGGGCTGTCGGGTGATTGCGTCCAATCGGACGCAGATAACATGCCGTCTCTCGTTGAGCGAAGCATATCCCACGCCTCTGCCGTTTCTTTTGCATCAATAACGGCTTGGCTTTTAGCGATTATAGAATTTGATTCTATATCAAAGCGGTAATTTTCTATATTAGCAGGAAAATCAATCCAGACTTGTGTGTGGTCAGTAGAAATACGCTGATCGATTTGAGTTTCAGACAGGCCGCAAGAAATTATATTACCATCTGCGTCATGTATAATATAACTATTCATCTCTTTAACCTTATCAATGTCATACGTATTTGGTTGGCCGTCACACTTGCGCCGCTATCATTATTTTGCGACGGTTGATAAGTTAAAGAAACCGTACCAGTAGAAGTCGCAGTAAATATCCCCGTTAGCGTGCTACCGCCATGATACAAGCTTGTAGGCTTACTGGCGTGAAAAAGTAGTGACATACCCTGACCGCCAACAAAAGCATGTTGGTTGATAGATGTAACGCTTGACGTTGAATTAGAATACCACCCAACAGTAATGATGCCTAAAAACTTATCGCCAGAAACTCCAGACGCGCTTACACTGGCAATAGTAGAGCCTGCGCCAGTGGCGTATGAGACTGTTCCACTAGCAGTATAGGAAGTGCTTAACGAAGATATGGCCGAACTAGCAACTTGATCTGTATCAACGCCTCCAGTTTTAATAATTAAGTTGCCGCCGCTTGTGTCAATTGTGGTGCCGTCAACGCTCAATCTGTCAGCGTTAATTGTTCCGGCTGTAATTACGTCTGCATCTAACGTCTTAATACTGGCTGATGTTATAAACGCATTATCCATATAAACGCCGGCAGGGACGCTTACTCCGTCTACGGTGCGTGATGATGTATATACTTCAAACGGAGCCGTAGGCGTTGCCGCTCCGCTCGTGTCAACAATTTTAAACGCGTCAGCGGTAACCGTAAAAACGCTTGTAGGCGTGGCATTGTTTGCCGTGCTAATTAGCCCGAAGCCAGACACATGGCCATTGTTGTTAACTTTTACGGCATACTTGCCTTCGATGCCGTTTATAGAGCTTGTATTCGTGGAAATGCTTGTCGTGTTCGTGCCGACAGTTGTATTTAACGTAGTTACGCTAGACGATAACGCTGTGACCTCGCCATCGAGCGTCGTCACATTAGTAGATAAAGTAGACACCGCACTGGCGGTGGCAGCCAAACCGGTTGACGGGTCGTCTACAGCCGTTTGCAGCGTGCGTACTGTCTTCTGGTTTCCCGAATCATCTGTGAATATGAGATCTCCGTCGCCAAGCTCAATGTTTTCGAGCTTTCGATGCGTTAAGGCAAACTCTTCCTCGATGATACTGTTACGTATGTTTTCGAGTTTGTAGTCATACTCCGGCCCTGCAACTGGGAGCTTTCTCATCTCTTACTACCCTGCTTAACCTCTACCCTCATGTCGCCGACACGCCAATCGCTGTTTTTGGCTCCCGTTACCTTCATCTTAACCTGACGACCGGTAAACCTCACGTCTGTCTCTGCGGTCAGCGTAAACGGCCCGTGCGTGCTTTCGGAAGCATTTGGATACAGCCTACTGGTAAAAGTTGCCGTAACATCGCCCAGATTGCGCTCATCCGGTATCAACCGGTTTACGACAGCCAAGTTATCGCCCCTACCAATTTCTATTGGCCCCGTCTCAGCAAATGGAGAGCTGCCATCGTAATCCCAACCAACCTCGTGATCGTAAATATATCCGTCGTAAGATGCCATGATCGGAGCGCCGAATATTCCGCCATCTGATCCTGCCGTGCGGTTTAAATCGCCAAATGTCCAAGTATTATTTCGATAACTCCAAGAGACGTATTTATTGCACTCGTTGCTATCTCCGCTTGGGTACAGCCACCAGACCTCGCCGTGCTTACCGTTGTTAAATGCAGCTACCTTAGTTATCTGGCTTTCGTTTAAATTGCGGAAGACAAAGTCTGCGACGGGGCTATCTAATGGCCTCACTGCGCCATCGTATATCCAGAAGCCGTCTCTGCCCATCCACACAGCCCCAACGTCAACCTGAGTTACGCAGGCTGTTGATGCCGCTCCGCATCCAGTGCCAACCCGATCAAATCGATATACGAAGGGCTGCCCTATGTAGGTCGCCAGATGTGCGTCGATGTCTGTCAGTATTAACGTACCGCCTCGTATCTTTGTGCCCGTAACAATCTTACCATTAGTAGACAGTATCTGGTTGCCGGCTTGGTTTGTGGATGCAGCCGTCCACGTCGTATTATTTTCTTGGTCGCACCAATCGATCCTGCGTGGATCGTTTTGAGCTCCAAGGGCAAATATAATACGCTCTTCCGTGACAATAACGCCGTCACATCCTACGGGCGCATTTGATATTACGGAAGCCGTGCCCGAGGTTAGATCCCACTCTAATAGCCGGCCGTCGTCTGACAGAACGCCTATGAGATACTCGCCCCAGTTATCCAAGCTCCAGACAGACGCAGGGGTTAGAAGCGTCGTAGATGCCTCAGATCTTGGCACTCCGTATGCTTCTTCGCCATAATTACCAACGCCGTAGCCGACAGATCCAGTTTGGTCTGCCACCCCTGCGGTCAAATCTGTAGGAGTTATGTCGCTTAATGTTAGTCCTGCCTCAAGTGCGTATAACTTTTGGTGTGTTCCAACGGCAACCCAACGCGTTCCGTCGTTTTCTCGCCAAGTATGTATGGCTCTCGGTATGCCCGTAAGTTGGTTAGTAATACGTTTGCGCCACCCGTTAATCGGCTGCAAGACACCATTATAAAAGCGGACAAGTGACATATCTCTCCACCGTCCGCCTGTTTCGTATTCTGTGCCATTGCGTACCGCGCCGGCCGGTATATCTAATTTAACGAGAGGCATTTACGCACCTATCCAAATACTACGACATTAACCATTGTATAATCAACGCCGGCCCTACTATCATTTGTCATGTAAACATTTACCTCTGTTGTCGAGCTTGGGTATCCACCGTGAAACCTTACCCCTGCAACGCCATCAGACCCCATGACATTTACCATCACAGCGTAATTAGTATCAGGCATGGCAGATGAAAGAGTTACAGTGTAATTTCCTGCGGCATTTCTTGTTACGCTTGCAACATTTTGGCTGCCTCGAACTGTAGCCCCACCGGCTGCTCCTTCAAAGTTTACCCACGCTCGAGCGCCGTAATAAGGAGCGGCGCCAGAAGTCTTGGTTATGCCGCTCGCGTCAACGTATGCCTTGATAGATTGCTGCGTCGCTAAAGACGTGGCGCTATCAGACGTCATGTCGTCTTCATCTTTAATGTCGGCGATAGTTACTGTGCCGTCAGTAAGGCTGCCAAATGAGACTGTACCGGTCGTCGTGATGTTAGAAGATCCGTTGTCAATCGCCCCAAAGCCAGACGTAATGCTGCCGCTATTTAATGCGCCTACAGAAGTAAGGGTAACACCTCCGGCGACATACGTTCCTAAATCTGATAGCGCGACCTGCTTCATCGTACCGGCGTCATTTACAATAATTCTGTCTGCATCTACTAACGTCGTCGATACAGCCGCCGTGTCGCCATCAAGTAAGTTTAGCTCTGACAGTGTAATCGTTGCGCCGTCTAATATGTTTAATTCTGCGGCGGTACTTGTGACTGCTACGCCACCCACTTGCCATGATCCTGCCGTAAGGTTTGGCGCTATAGCCGTCGTCCCGTCAAGTAAGTTATCGATGGAGTCGAAGTTTGTATTTACTTTAGAGCCCCATGTGTCGGCACTGGCGCCAACCTCCGGCTTGGTTAAGCTGTACGTTGTAGTCGTTGTATCTGCCATGTCTAATTTCCTCTAGCTTCAGCTCATTATATAGGTTTTATCCAATCTCGTCTATAACTCACGCCTGCGTCCATGTTTCGGAGGTAACACTTACCTCCGTCCACGTCTCGCTTACGTCCGATACGTCAGACCACGTCTCAGCTACGTCGTCTACCTTTTCCCATTTTTTCGATAAAGCAGCAAACACAGACGACGTGGCTTCTACAATTACTGATCCCGTAGTTGTCTGGCTTCCTGCAATAATTATTGAAGACGTAGAGCTCATCAAAGCAGCCGCCACGCCCGTCTTATTTCCGCCTATCAGAACGCTAGAAGTGGCTTCGGTTAGCGCCGCAGAAAGATTTAACCTTGTACCGCCTATAACGGTAGTCGCTAAAGACGTCGGCCCCACGTAGTCACTGAGCCAGTAGTTTTCCACAACGTATCGGCTTCTGGTCGCGGCTGCACCGCTAATTATGTTATTAGCGCCAATAAGAATTACCGTGTCTGCTTCGACAAGATTTCCGGAAGTTCTGACACGCACTGAGCCGATCTTAACTGTAGACTGACCGTCGGATCTAACACTTCCCTGCCTTACGCGTGTGACGCCAGTAACTGTAGCCGACACTGGCTCTTGCACGAGGGCGCCGGCGACAACTCTGTTACCGCCGAATAGAGAAGTTGACGCGCCGACGGCTGCCGCTCCCGAGCTAACTACTTTTGTAACTCCCGTAATACTAGTGCTTGTGCCGTCAGATTGCGCTGCGGCGAACTTGGCATCTCCGACCGCATACCCTTCTAGCCAGTATGTCTCGCCACCCGATGCGCTTGGTTCTGGCTGAACGTAATATGCGGTCATGTTTTTGCCTTATTCGTCGGTTTGTAACTCTTTTTTGAGCATGTCCATAAATGCGTTACGACCCACTCTAAGCTGATCTAAGTTAAACTCTGCGCTTCCTATTTTTTGATCTAACGAGTTAACGTGATTAATGCACATTTTCGCTGTGTCGCTGAGTTGATCTTCTGTATATTCTACATCGTCAATCGTAATGGTCTTTTTATCTTCAACCATGTTGATTTCCTTTCGTTAAACAGCCCAAGGTTGTCCTGAGCCTGTTGTTGGATTTTTTTGAAGGGCAATGTCATCAGCAATAGCTGCTTCAATCGCATCCTTGTCGAGCGCACCTTGCGCCCAAGCAATGCAGTTAGCCTCAGTTACGCTGTCGTAAGCTATAAACCCATCTGCGCTTGCATCTGGTGTGTGGCCTGTTGTGCCGTAGCTTGACGCTGAGTTGTCACCCTCAACGCCTGTGCATCTCCAGTGAATAGTCGTGATGCCACCGTCAGACAGATTGCGTTCTACTGTGGGGATCGTCCAAGTGTATGTTACAGCCATGCGTTATGCTCCTTCTAATGCTGTTATCTTATTCTCATAATGCTCCAAGTTATAACTGCCCCTCCAAATATGCTTTGTGTTACTTGAAGGTTGGTGCCACTCATTGATAAAACAACTCTACTTCCAGCATGAATAGTTGTGATCCTTGTTGCCGAATTATTCATGTGGAGAATAGCTGTTGTGTTATCTTCTATGTTGCCTGTTCCACTTCCCATTGCAGACACTAAAAAACACGCAGATTGGCTTGCTAAAGAATGAAGGGTTGTTGCAACTCCCGTACTAGCAATAGTTGTAGCACCGTTTTTAGTAGTAAAATGCCCTGCCACCATCTTTTTAGTATTACCACTAGCACCCTCATCGCTAGTAGTGCCAAGCATAGCGTGTCCCGTCGATGATAGGCGAAGTCGTTCCGTGCCAGCAGTAGAAAAGGCAACAGTGTCTGCTGCTCCACTTGGCTGATACATCCCAGAGTTTGTATCGTTGTTGAAAGAATAGCCCGGATTACTTGCCACCCTACCACTGTTTGCAAGTTGAATATATGGTGTATGACTGTTGCCACTAAATCTTACATCACCAGTGGCTAATACTTTTACTACACCATTTAATAGTAAGTCTCGTTGAGCACTTGCGTTACGATCATAAGCTTGCACAAAAGCATAGCCACCGCCCTGAGACCAACCTAGCTCTACAGCATCATCCCCTGCCGTATCTCCAAAACGAGCATCGCCAGTACCCTCTACTAAAAACCCTGCCGATACTGAACTCGTTCCTATGCCCAAGTTACCTGATGCGTCTAGGGTCATCTGGGCGCTATAACTTGTTTGACTAGCAGATTTGTTAAAGCGTATGCCACCGCCAGTATAAATATCTAAGAAGTTGTTTGAAACACCAAGGCCACCAACCCAGTTACCTTCAGCTTGCAGAACAACTTTATTTGGCCCTAACGCGCTAGACGAATAATCGT